TATACTGGGCAGAATTTGATCACAACGATATAGAACGTCGTACAATAGGCACACGAGTAGAAAAAGATGGGAAATCTAAAACCAGGTAAGGCCATTGCATACGAAAGAGACGACCAAGGTCGTGTTTGGGGTCGGTATCATGGCGAAACAGAAAGATGGCTAGTAGGCGGACCAGCAGAGAAATCTGCTCTTCATGAATATCAAGAATGGCAAGAATTAAAAGAAGCTGCTGAACAGAATCTTACACTTCGTGCTCTCTTAGAAAAAACCATAAACACTTATAGGTTGATAAAACAATGACAATAGTAATAATTTCTCTTCTTGCAATTGTGTTCTTTGTATTATGGCAACATTCTTATAAACGCTGCAATGGAGAATGCTATAAGTGCGATTCTCTTGTAACCGTATATGCAGTTCTTATTTTATTATTGCTTTTAGGCTTGACTTATACTTTATCCTAATATAAAATATAAATATGGCAGAAAAACTTCAACTGAAAGAAATACTAGGCTGGATTGACAACGGTTATAGAGACATTTGGAATCACCTCGAAGACGATCATAAAAAACAGATTAGTTTTTGGTTGCTAAACAGATACATGAGTTCTGTTGCAGGCAATCGAGAGCAGCAAGAACTTCAGATATTTAAAACCAACGAATACTACAACAAGCATTTCAATACTATTGGTGTTGGCAAAGAAAACGGACATCCGCAGCTAATGTGGCAATTGTTGTGCATGACTGGCTCATCAGGCAAGAACGAATTTCATCCTTGGGTCGGTTTTAAAAAGAAAACTTCGAACAATAAAGCAGAAAAATTTCTACTTGAATTGTATCCCAACATGAAGCAAGAGGAGATAGAATTACTTGCTGAATTATCTACAAAAGCAGAACTCAAACAACTGGCTGAAGAACATGGTATCGAAAAACCAAACCTCTAAACCATATGTTTGTGAATACTGCGGCACTGGCTACACTCGAGAAAAAACTCTTGCTGTACACATGTGCGAAAAAAAGCGTCGGGCCTTACAGAGAAAAGAAAAACGAGTACAAATGGGGTTTTATGCTTTTAATCGATTTTATAGATTAAGTGCAGGTTCAAAGAAAGACAAAACCTATGAGGATTTTTGTGGTTCTCCTTATTACAATGCGTTTGTAAAGTTCGGATCCTTTATTACAAATGTTCGTCCTCTCTACCCTGAAAAGTATGTTGACTATGTTGTAACATCAGGTGTAAAACTTGATCACTGGTGCCGAGAAACAATGTATGAAAAATATGCACTTGACCTAATACTAAATGAAAATGTAGAAACTGCTCTTGAAAGAAGTATTATGACAATGACAGAATGGGCAGACGAAAATGATTCTGTGTGGAATCACTACTTTCACTATGTAAGCCTTAATAGAGCAGTGTGGCACATCAAAGATGGCAAGGTATCTCCTTGGCTAATTTTGAATTGTCGTTCAGGTAAAGAAATGTTAAATAAGTTTACAGACGAACACCTTGATATGATTTATCATGTGATGAATCCCCAGCATTGGGCAAAGCGTTTTAGCAGACAGCCCACAGATGTACAACTTGTAAAAGACGTAGCAAGAGAGAGCAATTTATAAATGCCGGATATTGACATAGATTTCCCCGATCGATCTATTTTGTTAGAAAAAATACCTCACAGAGTTGCGCGCCTTGACACAGGCAAAAAACACAACACTGGCATATATGCTACAGAAATTCCTCACAATCCCATAGACAATCTCGCAACTGTTGACTACAAACAAGCAGAAGAGCGAGGCTATTTCAAACTAGATTTTCTTAATGTGTCTATCTATCAGGGTGTTCGCGACGAAGCACATCTCAACGAACTAATGACAAAGGAGCCAATATGGGAACTGCTAAAAGAAAAAGAATTTGTGGATCAACTCTTTCATTTAAACGGGCATGGGGAACTACTGAAAAAGACCTGCCCTACTTCCGTGGAACAATTAGCTGCCGTCCTGTCTATGATCCGGCCATCGAAGAAGCACTTGCAAAACAAGGACTGGAAGACTATTTTACAGGAAGTATGGAAGAAACCAGAAGACGGTAGTTACTTCTTCAAAAAGTCGCATTCTTTTTCCTACGCAATGGCAGTTGTAGTTCATATGAATTTGTTGTGTGAGCAGATGTTAGAAGAAAACAGTTAACGCTTGTTCTTTCGTACTAGCTGAACATTCTTTCTTTTAATTCTTTTTACAGATAGATTATTTAAATTAACGCACGGTCCAAGACTGACTTTTACATCTTTTGAATTCATTGTCATTAGAGCATGATCAAACTGCTGCATTTCTTCTGCAAGAAAAATTGAAATAGGAATCATTCGATTAGACTCCCACCACCATATTTCTCCCATTTCTAGGAACAGATGTTTTTCTTGTTCAGTTTTAAGTTGTGTATACACATACATTGAAGTTACTAGTTGATCTTGATTAACTATTATTCCAACATACTCTTGCCCTCCGTATACAACAACTGAAATAAACGGAAACTTTTTTTCTATATCTTTTATTAGCATGTTTTTCGGTAAATACGTTTATGCAATTAACGCCAAGATATTTAGTCTCTAACAGAACCTTTATAATATCAGATGAAGCAGGCAAAGTAACGGAGTTCGACCCAGTGTATAAAAGACAACTAGTAGTGTATAGAGGAATAGATAATGTGCTCGAATTTCAATTGTTAAATTCGGACCAAAAGCCTATCGATTTAAACCAATTCAGTTTGCAAAATTTAAATGATACTGCTACTGTATTTTTTACAGCATTCGACGAAAATCAACGACAGATAATACAGAGAGAAGGCGAGATTGTGGCTGGCGACGATTCTGCTGTAAACAGAGGTCTTTTTACGGTAACAATCACAGGCAACGATCTTCTTAACGTAAAAAGCCAATACCTGTCTTATACGGTGATACTGCAAGATTCTCACGGAAGGCAGAGAATTACTTATACAGACACAGGATTTGGACAGAAAGGCACTATTCTTGTAAGCACCGATGCTTTTCCTGGTCCTGCCAAAACCTATTCAGTAACAAATTTTATACCTTATGACAGCGACGAACAAAACGAAGAATGGTATTCAGAGTGGATTACAGCAGAGCCTGCTCTTAACGGAAATGCTGCCTTACACACAATTGCAATTTACTCAGACGGTTATGCAGGTGATATTGTAGTTCAAGGAACACTGGAAAACATGGTAGACGACAATGCAGAAGCAGTGTCTTGGGTAGACATCGACACCGTAAGTTTTGACGGATCTTCAGAACTAGAACCAGTGCCTGTTAATTTCAACGGCGTGTTTAGTTTTTTAAGATTTAAAGCAACTGCTAATCCTGTGGATATTACAAAAATACTTGTCCGAAGTTGATTGACTTTTGAACCAAACTACACTAAAATATAACAATGAGTGTAGTAGCCGATGTAATACAGCAACACCTTCCTGCTAAACGCAAGACCACACCATCCGGCTGGCAGAGTTTCAATGCAGTATGTTGTCATCACAACGGTACTTCACAGGATAAAAGACAGAGAGGAGGCTTAATCGCAAACCCAGACGGAGGCGTCTCCTATCATTGTTTCAATTGTGGCTATAAGGCAAGTTGGCAGCCTGGTAGAAATCTTTCTCACAAGATGAGAAAACTGCTTCAGTGGTTAGGTGTGTCAGATTCGGAAATTTCTCAAGTATCGCTTGAAGTATTGCGAGAAAACGAAGGCGTAGAAACCGGCACACAGAAATTTGTTCTGCCAGAGTTTCATGAAACGCCTTTGCCAGAAGATTCTGTAAATCTTGCTACCTGTGACATTACTTCCAAACATCAAGTAGAAGTAATCGAGTACATGGCTCGTAGAAATCTATTCTTTGAAGATGCAGACTTTTATTGGAGTCCTAGCCTTGCATACAGAGATAGATTGATTGTGCCCTTTACATATCAAGGAAAAACTGTAGGCTGGACTGCAAGAAAGATTCGAGACGGAAAGCCCAAATATCTTTCAGAACAACAGCCTGGATTTGTGTTTGGCATGGACACACAGACTGATAACAAAATATTTGGTATTGTGTGCGAAGGTCCACTGGATGCTGTTCAAATAGAAGGCATGGCACTGCTTGGATCAGAAATTAAGGATCAACAAGCATATTTGATAAACACTCTCAATAGAGACATCATAGTAGTTCCAGACAGAGACGAAGCAGGTTCTAAGTTAGTAGAACAGGCAATAGACTATGAATGGAGTGTAAGCATGCCAGAGTGGCACAAGGACGTAAACGACATAGGCGACGCTGTTGCAAGATATGGTAGAATATATACACTGTATTCAATTGTAACAGCAGCAGAATCGTCGCCTCTCAAAATAAGATTAAGGAGTAAAAAATGGTTTGGTTAAAAAAAATATGGCAGGGAATTACTTGGCCTTACAGACGTTGGAAAGAACATAGAGAATTTAAAAAACGATTGAAAGAATTAAAAAAACGCGACCCGTTTATCTATAAATGATCAAGTGGGGTATATCAGCAAACAGCCACGACGCTGCTCTTGCAGTTTTAAAAAACAACGAAATTGTGTTCGCAAGTCACGCTGAACGGTTTAGTGGTGTAAAAAATGATGCACATCTAAATTCCAGCATAGTAGACTATGCTCGCGAGTTCGGCGAACCCGACAGGGTGTGTTGGTACGAAAAGCCAATACAAAAAAGCATTCGACAGTTAACAGCAGGTCAGGGTTTTAGATTTCGTGAAAACAACGTCAAACAGTATCTGTCTCGTTTTGATATTACTGCTCCGATACGATATAAACAGCATCATCTAAGTCATGCAGCAGCAGGTTACTATACTTCTCCTTACACCGACGCTGTGATTGTATGCATTGATGCAATCGGAGAATGGCAAACTCTTAGCATCTGGGAGGGCCAAGGAAACGAACTAACAGAAATATTTTCTCAATCCTATCCACATTCGGTTGGCTTGTGGTATAGTGCAATGACTCAGCGAATAGGACTAAAGCCCAACGAAGACGAATATATTCTAATGGGTATGGCAGCATACGGTGATCCGATACGATTGCGAGCTGACGTCAAGCGAGACTTTTTCAAAACGTTTCCTAGTAGAGACTGGCCTGCTACACGACTAAAACACAATCTTCATCAAGGCTGTGCATGGTGGAGACCAGATCTACAGTCTGAACAGGATCTGTTTGACATTGCGGCTGCAACTCAAAGTGTTTACGAAGAATTTTTTGAAAGACTGCTAGAAAGTGTGCGTCACTTTGTACCTCATCGAAATCTTGTGCTTACAGGAGGTTGTGCTCTAAACTGTGCTGCAAACAGTCAGGCTTATAGATATTTTGACTCAGTATGGATTATGCCCAATCCAGGTGATGCTGGAAATGCTCTGGGTG